AACCCCTCTTTACAAAAGAGGGGGATAAGTTAGATGAAGTGGGCTGAGTAATGTGTTTTAAACCTAGTTTAAAGGAGTTTTAAAGTGAAACTATGTCGTTGCCCGATTTGCCACAGTGATATTCATTTGGATGCGCTGTTGGAAGATGATGCGGGGCGTGAGATGTTAGGGATTATTACTAATTTAAAAGGCAATAATGCCCGTGCGTTGGTGAGTTATATTGGGTTATTTCGCCCTGAAAAATCTGCGCTATCTAATGGGCGTGCGTTGAAATTAATGCAGGAAGTATTAGAGATGTATCAACCTAGTCCATTATTGGCTCATGCGTTGAATGAAACGGTGCAAGCGGTGATGAAGAACCGTCGGGAAACCCGCAATATTCAGGCTTTATCGAACCATAACTATTTGAAGAAAGTGTATGAAGGGGCTAAACCCTTGTTTGCGGTGGTTCGTAATGAAGGCAAAGCCGAAATGCAAAGTACGGTAAAACAGGAAGACAACAATCGCATGGCGGCGATTCAGTATATTGAACGTTATGCTTCTGTTGGGCAGTTGCAATTTGTAGAAAATACGCCTGAATTTGCGATTTGGAAAGCCTGGAAAGCTGAACAGGAGAAAGGTTATGCAGCGTAAATCATTAATTGCGAAAATCCATATTGGGAAAAATCAATTGGGACTTGATGATGACACATATCGCGGTTTACTTTCCAATACAACAGGCAAAACCAGCTGCATAGAGATGAGTGACAGTGAATTACACCAAGTCTTGAATGTGATGGTTCAGAAAGGTTTTAAATCCAGTTCAAGCTTTTGGGGAAATCGGCCGTCACCAAGTGAAGATAAGAAAATTTATCTCGCTAAAATTACTGCTCTTTTAATCAAACATAACTTACCGAAAGAATATGCCGATGGTATTGCAAAACGATCTTTTAAAGTGGATTTTATCCATTGGTTACGTCCGTGGCAGTTAAAAAAAGTCGTGCAGATGTTGTCAGTGTATGACCGGAATAAAAAGACGTTGTAAGATGAAATTATCAGGTGTAAATTAAAGGCTCTTTGGAGCCTTTTTTATTGGATTTTTTATGAAGAATTTATTTGTGATTATATTGCTTGCCAGCTCTTTTGCTGTCAATGCAGGGGTGTTTGACCATGCAAAAGAAGAAATTAAAATGTTCAAAGATTATCCGTTTGATATTCATAAGAATGATTTTTTAGAGCGATTCAAGTATTTTGGAAAATGTATGGCTTATTCCGAATCTAGAATTTGTGCTCCTGAAGGATATGAATCGCTTTATGGAGCAAAATTTAATATAGTCATTACTTTAGATAAAAATAAAACAAATGGAGTTATTCTTCGTCTAACCGATGCAAGTATTGCAAGAACTGATTTTTGGGAATTATTTCGAGGATTAATTAAATCAGGTTTTTCTCTTTATCAAGTTGAGGATAAAGATGGTATTGCAAATCGTTTTGACGATATTTTAGCATCAACTAAAACAGGACAGAAAATAAATAATGTTGATTCAAAATTAGATATTCTAGAATCAAAAGAGCGTACATCTCAAAAACTCTTTTATGTAGAAACCGATAAGTTGAATTCAATTTTGAAGTCAGGGCAAAGATTTTCTTCATCAGAAGATATAATTTCTAGACTTCCAAAAGATACAAGATTTATTGAAATGGACGTAATGAGTTTTCACGATCAGAGTTATTCAGTTGAAATAAAAATATCATTGCCTAAACTGGAAGTTACAAAGGCAGATGACCGCCCTATTGAAAAGTTTTAGTCAAATCCCACTTCGGTGGGATTTTTTTTATCTTTTTTCTGCAAAATACCGCCTTTTTAAAATTTCCGTGTGAGAATGAGCAAAAAATAACATTGCGGAGGTTATTATGGTGGCGAATTTGGAAGATGTAGCGGAACTTCTACCGGAAACCGTACAACAGATGGTTGATTTAGTTGGGTTTCCTGCTGTTGAAAAAATCATTACAAATTTTGGTGGGGCAACCTTTCGATTTACCGATGGGGTGCATTATTTCCCTAAGCTCAAAGCATTAATTGGTTTGGAAAGTGCGGTGAAATTACGCGAAGTTTTTAGAGGGGAATGGGTTTATATTCCACGTTGCGAAACAGCTTTGCGAGTGTTGCGTAATTATCGCTTTAAGGCTGATTATGATTATTTAACCCAACATTTGAACATATCAGGACGCATGGCCATGCTTGAACTTTGTCCAAAATATCAATTATCTGATCGCAGTGGTTGGGAAATTGTAGCACAAGTGCGTAACCCTGAGGAGTCAAGTAATTTTGCCTTGTTTTAGTGCTGAAGTCGGTCCACTCTTCATCTTACTCTCTTTTTTCGATAATACCCTTAATCATTAATAGATTAAGGGTATTTTTTTATGTCTTTAAATTTTACACAGATTTTCAACCGTTTAATTGGTCATGAAGGCGGCTACGTTAATGACCCAAGAGACCCAGGTGGGGAAACCAATTGGGGGATCACTAAACGTACTGCTCAAGCAAATGGTTATCAAGGCAGTATGCGAGCAATGACGCGTGAGCAAGCTTATAAAATCTACTACTCTGCATTTTGGCTACGTTATCAATGCGACAAAATGCCAGAAGCGGTGGCTTATCAGTTTTTTGATGCTGCGGTAAATCATGGATTAGGTAATGCGAGTCGTATGTTGCAACGTGCAGTCGGTGTTGTTGATGACGGTGTGATTGGCAATATGACGATTGCCGCTATTAAAAAAATGGCTATTTCTGATGTGATTATGCGTTTGAACGCTGAACGTCTTGAGTTTTATTGCAAACTTAGCACTTTTGCAACCTTTGGTAAAGGCTGGGTTCGTCGCGTGGCGGGTAATCTTAAATATGGAGCAATTGACAATGAAGTTTAAATTTTTAGGCGTGTTTAAACGTGTTTTTAATTGGTTGCAAAACCGAGTATTAACAACCAGAAAACTACCGCAAAATCGACCGCACTTTTATAGTAAAAACGCATGGAGTTATGCCTTTTGTGGGAAACCTACTCCAGCTGAAGTGATTATGTGGAGATTATGTCAATGAATAAGTTTTTTGAATTATTTACCAATAGTGATGGTCGTGCGAGTACGACAGGTTTTATTCAGTTTTTCGGTTTCTTAGTCATGGCTGGTGTGCTGATTTATGCCGTTTATCTTGACCGTTCTACGGTCACTGATTTGTTCTTTTATTTTGCTTGTTTTTGCGGTGGTTCGGCTGCAACCAAGGGCGCTGTAATGGCATATCAAGCCAAACAAACCAAGCCAGAAGAACAGGTTACTGGTGAAGTCTATGTTGAACCGGAGCAAACGGATAGACCAAGGGGGATTTGATGACGTTACAGATGATTTTAATCGGCTCAGGTACTGCACTGGCTATTTGTGCTTATGTGGTATTTAAGCTCAAACGTGCTGGGCGTGAAATTGACCGATTATTAAAAGATAACGAACAGTTAGTGCGTGAAAAAGCTGTCTCTGATACGCAGGTGAAACATTATGAAACGAGAAAACAACATGAAGAAAACAGTCGTAATGCTGACCGTGACACTCTTATTGATGGGTTGCACAAGTCAGGGGATCTCCGTGATTAATGCAAGCTGTGCCGGTTTCTCGTTGATCTCCGCAAGCCGTCAAGATACGACAGAAACCTTGCGTCAAATTAAAGTGCATAACGATACATATCGAACTATTTGTCAGCGAGGTGAAAATGGAAGTACACATTAATGGGATGATGATTTTTAATGGGTTGGTATCTGTTGCGGTGTTCTTTATTGGTGTGTGGTTTAAGAAATTAGACAGTGAGTTTAAAAGCTTGCATGACGAAGTTAAAGAAGTCAAGCGCGATTATGTCTCAAAAGAAGTGGCTAGTATCACCAATCAAAGCATTTTAGATAAATTAGGGGCAATTTCTGAGCAATTGCAGTCCATTACGAAAAAATTAGATAACAAGGCAGATAAATAATGTCAGCAAGAGATCGGAAACGCTTAGAGCAATTGACCGAAAGCGCACAAACAAATGCAAAACTAGATGAGATTTTAGATTTGACCCGTGCAGTCAATCATAAAATCGACCGTTTAGATGGGCGTGTGGATGATATTGATGTCCGTTTAGCTAAGGTAGAAAACAGTATGGCTAAATTGGGTGTGCGATCCGCTTTAGTTGGCGGTTTGGGCGGTTTATTGGTATCGGTTGGATTTGAGTTAATCAAAGCCAAATTAGGAGGCTAGTGAATATGGCACATGATGAAAAAACCAAGGCAGATGTGCGCCGTTATTATGTGTTTGATTGCTTAACGCTGGAATTAGCCGCAGAAAAAGCCAAAGTGTCCTATAACACTGCACGACGCTGGAAACGTGAAGCCGAAGCTCGCGGCGATAATTGGGACAAAGTGCGTGATGCATCAACAATGGCAAGTGGAAAGGTTGAAGATGTTGCTCGTGGTATGCTCACCACCTTTGTGCTTTATTTTGAAAGTACCATGGATGAGTTGCGTAAGACCGAAGACTTGCCTGTTAGTGAGAAAGCAAAACTGATACAAGGCTTGGGTGACAGCTACTCTAAAATGGTCGCAAGTAGTAAGCGGTTGTTGCCTGAAGTATCTGAATTAGCTACTGCGATTAAAACGGTGAAACTCTTTGGGGAATATATCCAAACCAATAAACCAGAACTAACAGGTGATTTTTTAGATTTGCTCAATGGATTTGGTGAAACATTAAGTAAGGAATTTAAAGCATGATGGAAGGTTGGGATGGCTTTGTTGCAATTGAAGGCTGGGATGGGAATGATTAGTAGAGGATAATTGTGAAGAATAAAGAGTTATTAGCAGAATTAAAAGCCTATTCCGACAGCTTGCGACAAAAAGTCGAGGCGAAGTTTGAGGGATGGGATGATTCCCTTTCTGCCATTAGTGAGCGACGCAAAAAGGTGTTAGATCCTGTTTCGGGTTATGACTTTTTTGTGTCGAATTACTTTCCACATTATGTGCGCTCCCCTTATCGTTCGGAGTTGCACGATTACTTGTTCAAAACCCTTCCGGAAATCCTGCAAGATCCGAAGTCGGTCAATATGGCGACTGCTGCGCCTCGCGGTGAAGCAAAATCCACGTTGGTGTCGCAGTTGTTTACGCTTTATTGCTTAGTAACTCAAAAAAAACGCTATGCACTCATTGTGATGGACTCTATCAATCAGGCTTATCCGATGTTGGAATCTATCAAAGTAGAACTGGAGTTTAACCAACGCCTGCGCATCGACTTTCCAGAAGTCGCTGGACAAGGTCGTGTATGGCAGGCAACGACAATTTTAACCAAAGCGAATCAAAAGGTTGAAATTGCCGGTTCGGGTAAAAAATTACGTGGTTTGCGACATGGGGCTTATCGTCCTGATCTTGTAGTGTTGGACGATATAGAGAATGACGAACAAGTCCGCAGCGCAGAACAGCGCGATAAGTTGCACGAATGGCTTAAAAAGACCGTACTTCCATTGGGTGTCCCTGGCGAAAAACTGGACGTGGTCTATATCGGGACTATCCTGCACTACGACAGCGTACTGAACCGCACTTTGAGCTCCAAAGCATGGAAAACCGCTAAATTTAAAGCCTTAAAGAAAATGCCTGACGACATGGCGTTGTGGGACAAGTGGGAGGACTTCTACTTAAACGAAGGCGAAGCGGTGGCTGATGCTTTCTATTCCCAAAATAAATCAGCAATGGATAAAGGTGCGGTAGTAAGTTGGGCTGCTCGCCCGATTTTAACCTTGATGAAAATCCGCGCTCGTGATGGGCATGCGACGTTTGATTCTGAGTATCAAAACGATCCTTTAAGCAGTGATGATGCGATGTTTGCTAATGCACTGACTTATTGGACTGAATTGCCAGGTGAATTGGTTTATTTCGGCGCGCTAGACCCCTCTTTAGGTAAAGCGGGTGCAAGTCGTGACCCATCAGCCATCTTGGTCGGGGGCTATCATCGTGAGACAGGTAAGCTTTATGTAATTGAAGCACAGGTTAAAAAGCGCCTACCTGATCTCATCATTGAAGATGTGATTCGTATGCAGAAACAATACCAGTGTCAGCGTTGGTTTGTTGAAACAGTACAATTCCAAGAATTCTTAAAAGACGAGTTAGTGAAACGTTCGGCACAACGAGGCATTCCTGTACCGGCAACTGCAACTAAACCCAATACAGACAAAATGCTTCGTATTGAAAGTTTACAGCCACACATGGCGAATGGGTTAATTTTATTACATAGCTCACAAGCTACGCTGATTTCTCAGTTACGCCATTTCCCAAAAGCCGACCATGATGATGGCCCAGACGCACTGGAGATGCTATGGCGTAATGCAGTAAGTAGTTCTGCGGCGATTGAATGGATAAGTATTAGTGAGTTAGATGATAGCGATTGGGATGAAGATGAATCGGATCTTTATTCTGTGTGGAAACAATAAGGTGAATTTATGGGATTGTTAGACAAATTTAAAAACCTTTTAAAAGGCAATGAGACAGAGCCTACGCAAACTGATGATGCGGAAGTTACCGCTACAGGACGAGTGTTAGACGATCATCCTTCAGCCAAAATCACACCATCAAAATTGAAACAAATTTTAGATGATGCAGAAAATGGTGATATTCAGGCTCAGCATCAGCTTTTTATGGATATCGAAGAGCAAGACAGTAGCATTGCAGCAAACATAATGACACGTAAGCGATCAGTGCTTACGCTTGATTGGCGTATTGTCGAGCCACGTAATGCAACACCTGCAGAAGAAAAATTACAAGCAGAAATTGACGAGCTATTTTACCAGTATCCTAACCTTGAAGATTTATTTATGGATCTCATGGATGCGGTCGGGCATGGTTTTTCTGCGCTCGAAATTCAATGGACTCAGGTGGATGGTAAATGGGTTCCAAAAGGTTTTAAACCTTGCCCTCAGTCTTGGTTTAAATTAGATAAGCACGATAATTTGTTATTACGTACACCAACTAATCCAATGGGCGAACCTTTACGACCATTCGGCTGGGTGGTTCATCGCCATAAATCACGCTCTACACAACTTGCCAGAGATGGATTGTATCGCACATTGGCATGGCTTTATATGTATAAGCATTATTCGGTGCGTGACTTTGCCGAGTTTTTGGAACTCTATGGTATGCCTATTCGTATTGGTAAATACGGTGCAGGCGCGACGACAAGTGAAAAACGTACTCTGTTACGTGCACTTGCAGATATTGGTCATAATGCCGCAGGTATTATGCCTGAATCCATGCAGATTGAACTTCACAATGTCGCAAGTGCTGGGGCTGCATCAGGCAACAATCCATTCTTACAGATGGTAGATTGGTGCGAAAAATCTATTGCGCGTTTGATTTTGGGGCAAACCTTAACCTCTGGGGCTGATGGTAAAAGCTCCACCAATGCGTTAGGTAATGTGCATAATGAAGTGCGTCGTGATTTGATGATTAGTGATGCAAAACAGATTGCACAAACTATCACTCAACAAATCATTTTGCCGTATTTGCAGATTAATATTGATCCTAATATTGCCCCTTATCGTGTCCCTTATTTTGAGTTTGACACGAAAGAATATGAAGATTTATCCGTATTTGCGGATGCAATCCCTAAACTTACCGGTATTGGCGTTCAAATTTCAGAGAGTTGGGTGCGTGATAAGTTAGGCATTCCTGAACCGCAGGAAGGTGAGTTGATTTTAAGCACACCGCAAGGTGAGAGAACGGACGAAAAAACGACCGCACTTTCTGCCGTGTTTAACCACGGTGAAGGCTGTACTTGCGGTTGTCGTTCTGCTGCGTTGTCGGCTAAAAATGGTAAAAAGGACGAACAAGATGAATTGGATGGTTTGATTGATGATGCAATGGTCAATGCAGATTTTAATCAACAGCTTGATCCTATGATGAAACAAATTGTAGGCGTGGTTATGGCAAGTGAAAGCTATGACGATGCACAGGAAAAACTAATCGCACTTTATCCTGATTTAACCAGTGAAAGCCATCAGGCCTATTTGGCAAGTGCGGTATTTTTAGCTGATTTATTAGGAGCTGCCAATGCCGAGCGCACCTAAGTTTGCCATTGGCGTAGAACCCAAACAAGCCATTGAGTTTTTACGCCAAAAGAAAATGCTTGCCAGTAAGGTATTAGTAAAAGAAATGCATGATAGCGCATTGGCACGTGCCACGACGATTGCGCGCCTAACCAGTCTTGATATGACAAAGGATATTTACCAATCTTTAGAAACCGCTATTCGTGAGGGCAAAGGTTTTCATACTTGGAAAAAAGAACTGGTAAGTGAATTTGAACGTAAAGGCTGGATTTTTGGGAAAGAACCGTCTATTCGTGGTATTGATGGGCATTTATTGGCTGATCCAAAAACGGGGGAATATTTTGGCACGCCGCGTCGATTAAATACGATTTATCGTGTCAATATGCAGTCAGCTTATTCGGCTGCGCGTTATCAACGCTTGCGTGATAACGTGGATAATCGCCCTTATTGGCAATATTCTGCCGTGGGTGATACGCGTACTCGTCCTGCCCATTTAGCATTGAGCGGTAAGGTGTATCGTTATGATGATCCGTTCTGGGCAACCTTCTATCCACCCAATGGGTTTAATTGTCGCTGTACGGTGATTGCATTAGGTGAAAGAGATTTGAAACGTCGTGGCATGGATAAGCCTGACGATAGCTCGGAATTTTTGGTAGAGGTGGAACGCCCTGCGGATAAACAAGGTAATCGCGAAAAGACGGTAGGGTTTAAATTACCTGATGGCACGGTACGCGTGACGGATAAAGGCTTTGATTACAATGTAGGGCGTATTGCTTATAAGCCTAATTTGGATCTTTATCCTGAAAAGTTAGCGCATGCGTTTGCGAAGGTGGAGATGAAAGGTGCGGAGTTTAAGCAAGATTTTGAATTGTTGGCAAAGCATGTGGCCGAGATGAAACAAACGCTCACCCCTGACGGAAAAAAACTCACCACTGAGCAGATGTTACAGGTACGTGATAGCCTAACCAAAAACTTTAAATTTGCAGCAGGTGTGTTAAGCGCGGAAAGTAAGGATTTATTGAAAAGTAAAACTGGCACAGTGTGGCTTTCTGATGATACTTTGATTAAGCAATTTAATAGCCGTGATGGGCAGGATTTTGGGATTGATGAGTATGCGTATTTGCCAGATATCATCAATTCTCCAGATAAAATTGTAGTCGATGAGCTAGGATACCAATTTTATAAGGATGTTAATGGTAAGAAACTGATTGCAGTATTGAAGGTTTTAAGCAAAGAACCAGAAATTTTTGTACAGTCGTTTAGATTAGTAAGTGATAAGCAATGGAGAAAGGCATTTAAAGAGTAAGCCACTAGGCGGGGCTCGAACCCACCGCACACAGTCCAAGGTACTATTTCAACCTATCGCTTGCGATCCTCGAGATTCATCGCTTTTCTAGTGGCTATGTGACTATACCCCGTTAAATTTTAAAAATCAACGATTATGATAGAAATTGAAATCAATAATGCGCAAGAAGTTGCCGTACTGCTTGAACGATTAGCGAACGCTACGACACACCGTGCGCCTTTAATGCGTAGCATTGCAGGTACGATGGAATCGGCGGTGCTGCAAAACTTTGAGGTGGGCGGTCGTCCAAAATGGTTGGGGTTGAAATATCGCCAAGGCACGCCTTTGGTGGATACGGAAAACTTAATGGGCAGCATTACGTCTGCTTATACCAACGACGAAGCCATTGTGGGAACGAATGAACCTTATGCGGCAATTCACCAGTTCGGTGGTAAAGCCGGGCGCGGTCGCAAAGTGGATATTCCAGCGCGTCCTTTCCTTGCTTTAACGCCCCAAGATGAAACGGATATTTTGGAAGATATACAAGATTACTTTCAACGTTTAATCGGATAAATCATAAAACCGCCATAAATCGCACGTATAGCGGTTTTATTATTTCAATGTATAAGTTTTCATCTTTAAATTTTTAAAACGTTTTAAAGCGGTTTTAAAGCGTTTTAAAATTGGTTTGTGTTGTTTCTTATAATCTAATCTTTTATTCCTCCAATATCTACTCTTTCAAAAAAAATTGAAATGATGTGACCGTGCTGAAGTCGCTCATCTCTTTTTACCCTTTCTTATCAAGTATTCTGTCATCCTAGATTGAGTTTTTAAGGATGGTTTCAGATGAAATTAACAGTTGCCGCTTGTAGTTTTGAAATTGACAAAGCGAAGTATGGTCGTATCCAACTTTTACCTTATGGAAAATTTCGCGCCACAGACGGCAGACCAACCGATGTGGAGGCATGGTATGTAACAGACACAAATGGTGCGGATGTGGTGGCGTTGGCTAACAATCAACGTAATCCTCTGCCAATTGACTATGAACATCAAATTATTCACTCCCTAAAAAACGGCAAAGAAGCACCAAGTGCGGGTTGGATGGAATATTTTTATTTCACACCACAAGGTATTTTTGCTGACGTTCGTTGGACTGATAAAGCCGCGGACTACATCAAAAACGGCGAATATCGTTATATCTCGGCAGTCTTTGCCTATGATACTGACGGTTATGTTCGCAAAATCTTCCACGCAGCCTTAACCAATACTCCCGCTTTAGACGGCATGGAGGAAGCCATGGTGGCAGCGAGCGTGAATTTGTTACAAGAGGAATCCCCAATGGATAAAAACTTACAGGCAGCATTATGTGCTCTGTTTGGTTTGAAACCAGATAGCACAGAGGCTGAAATGACAGCAAAAGTGACCGCACTTTCTGCAGCAAAAGGTAAATCTGATGTGGACGTGTTAGACGTTTACGCAAAATTAGCTGAAAAAGAACAATCCGTGGCAGCGTTATCTACACAAGTGGGTAATCCTGATCCAGCTAAATTTGTACCCGTTGAACAAGTCGCTGCATTGCAGGCCGATTTTAACGCCATTAAAGCATCAGTTGAAACAGATAAAAAAGATGCATTAATCACAGCCGCCTTATCGCAAGGTAAGTTATCGCCTGCGTTAAAAGATTGGGCGCAAAGTTTATCTGTAGAAGCGTTAAGTGCTTACTTAGAAAAAGCGCCTGCGATGGCCGCATTAAGTGGCGAGCCACAAGCAAAAACTGATCCTGATCAGAATGTTGTGGCATTAAGTGCAGCAGAACAAGCGGCAGCTCGTGCATTAGGTATGACCGAAGCTGAATTCATCAAAGAACACAAGGAGCAAAAATAATGTTTAAGAAATCCGAAGTTTTAAAAGCGATTGAAACCCAGTTTAAAAAAGACTTTGCAGCTGGTTTAGGCTTAATTAAACCGCAGTGGGATCTTATCGCGATGAAAGTATCCTCTAACACCAAAGTGAACACCTATGGTTTCTTAGGTCAGTTCCCGAAAATGGTGGAATGGGTAAATAAACGTCAACGTAAAGCAATGCAAGCCCAAGGTACAAGCATTGAAAACAAACTTTATGAAAGTACAGTAGGTATTCCGCGCACTGACATTGAAGATGACCAAGTGGGTTTATTCCGTCCTATGGTGCAACAGGCAGCACAAAGTGCGGCTGAATTACCTGATGATTTAGTGTTTGGTTTATTAAAAGCAGGTAAAACCACGCTTTGTTATGACGGTCAGAATTATTTTGATACCGACCATCCAGTTTTTGACAACGTGGACGGCACAGGCTCAAGCAAAGAGCAAAGTAATATCACCACCGGTACGAAAACAGAAGCACCAACGTTCTACATTTTCGACACCACCAATGCGATTAAACCATTAATTTGGCAAGAACGCACAGCACCGGAAATCGAAACGAAATTTGATCCATCCAAGTCTGACACCGTATTTAACGAAGATATTTACGAATGGGGTGTGCGTGCACGTGGTGCTGCTGGTTTTGGTTTTTGGCAGCTTGCCCACCGTGTTGAGAAAACAGAACTCAATGCTGAAAACATCATGAAGGTGATTGCCAAAATGCAATCATT